TGTAGTCGAGCTTGTGCTTGATCTTCACCTGGCTGGATTCGCCGATCTGGCTGAAGTCCAGGGTGATCACCAGCTTGCCGGCTTTGCCGTGGTCAACAACCCCGGAGGCTACTTCGGAAAGGGCGTGTCCGATCTGGCTGGCGAAAGCGCCGCCGTTGAGCTCTTCGAGGAACTCAGCAGTATCGGTAGGAGTGGGCATAGCTGTTTCTCCGGGGTGGCCGATAGGCCGCTTGGTGGTAGGTTGAATTGTGATTGGCGAAGGCGCTGGCGCACCTGGTGGTTGAAACGTTTCATGCAGCGACCTTCATCTGATGCCAGGCACCGGCGGCATAGAACAGCTTCGCGGCCTGCGCCTCTTCAAGGGTTACCTCTGCAGGAACGGCGATCCATCCAGACGCAATCAGGTGGTTCGGGTTGCAGGTGTTTCGCAGCTCCAGGTAGTAATGCTCGATGGCATCCGTCAGGCGCTCGACCTTGTAGATGCCCTCCGGCGATATCTCCACCGACTTGACGTACTCACCTCCGCGCTCGTCTCGGCACATGGCGCTGATGTAGATCGTCCATCGGTAGGAGAAGTCGAACAGAGCGTTGGCAATCGCCAAGCTCCTGATCTGTCGGCAGCTCTTCCAGTTCGTCATGATCTGCGCGCCGCTGGGATCGATGTTCACGACTGCGACGTGGTTCGTCCTGAGCAACGCCCGGCAACTGCGTTCGGCCCGGACGAAGCCGTTGTTTGCCTTGCGCTTGCTCATAGAGCCTCCGTTATTCGCCGCAGCGCGATCCGTTCTGCATGGGATGGGGAAGGGCGCCGGCGCTTCAGGACAGTGTCGGGGTCGATCTTGTCGGAGCGCGGTGGTCGGTGCTCAGGCTTGAAGGAGGCGGCCGATTCTGCTTTGCCGCCGACGTCGAAAAAATGGTCCAGCTGACGGTTCAGGTTCGCGATGATGGCGTCTTTCGGGTTGGGCATTGGGCCTATGTTCATCGCGACATGCCCATGAACGCGAAGACCAAAAGAACCACGGCGAAAACCAGTGTCCAACGAGTCATCCAGCTCGCCACATTGGTAGCAGTGAGGTGCGCAGCCTGGGTGAAGTGAGCGGCGTTCTCGAAACCCTGAGCTGAGCGGCAGGCATTCATGTGGCCGGCTACTTCGGCGCATTCGGTGCCGGTCTGGCGATCAACCACACCGAACAGATTGTTTCCGTACGGCACAACGGTGAAGCGCACTGACATGGCAGGAGAGGTGATCCCTACCTTTTGATAAAACTCGGCGGTAGCCAGGGTGGCTCGCTGACGCAGTCCATCGAGGATGGCGCGGCGCTGATGGAGAGTATGATTCATGTCCTTTCCTCGGATGGTTGCGTGTATTCGTCAGCGCTCTGGCCGCCTGCTGGTTGCCGTTGGGCGCAGGGGAGAGTGCTGACGGATAAAGGCGGGGCAAAAAAAAGGCCCGTTGGACGTTCGGGCCTTTCACAGATGCAGCGATTTTGGTCAGTGGTCTATTTCATGGCGGTCATCCTCGGTTGGAGTGGGCTGGAAAAACTATTCCGGTTAGGTGCAATTTGTTTCCGGTCCCGCCGGATGCAGGGGGCCGCATTGCGCGGTGCAGAATCGTCCGCATCGGAGAGTGATCGAAACACCAGGGCGCTACCCCTGCTTGGTTCCCGCCGCGTTTTTAGTATTGGCCGGCAGATCCGGCTCAGGAGATTTACGGGGCTTTGCGATCCTAGCGCTGCAGCCCGCTTGTGCACGCTTCGATCACTCTCCGATGCGGCCTGGTGCTGGGGAGTACCAGGGCCTCTGGCAGTTTTTGTCAGCCTGACGTGGCGCTGGTTGTTCAGATCACTGCAGTCAGGGTCTTCGATCCGTCAGAGTGTTCGGCGGTGATGCTCATCCCAACCGCATGGTGGCCGCCACGCTGGATGATTACGGCGCACTTGCTGTAGCGTTGGTCAAACACCTCGTCGCCATCCGGCAGATGAGAGGTGCAGGTCAGGGTGGTGCAGTCCTCGCCATCAGGGCCTTCGCCATCGTGGGCGATGTTGAAGCTGGCGAGCATCGCGATACCGTGCTCTCTGGAAATGGCGATGATCTGCTGGATGAGCGGGCTGATCAGGCTGTCGTAAATCTCTTCTTTGTTCATGGTCACTCCTGGCGTTCCTGCTGGTTGTCATCCCGCTGCCCACTCAGTGAATGGGCAGAAGTGATGCTTGTCAGAACGGCGCAGCGTCCAGAGCGGCATTGCCTTTTTCGGTTAGCGTCACCTTGCCATCGACAACATGAGCAAACTCTTCGCGCTCCATGTCAGCCCAAAGACGCGGGCCAATTGGTTCATGGTCATCGTTGAAGTGTTCCAGCGTTGCGTTGCCGACGGTGTTCCGGATGTACTGCGCCACTCTCTTTAGTATCGGTGTCATTTCGATCTATCCTTTCCGGCCATCAGCACCATCAAGAGCAGCGCGACCAGTACCAGGTCACCAACCATTGAAAAGATGCGACTGGCCGAGTCGACGAAGACGACCCCGCCAGCGAGTCCGTAGGCGGCCAGCGAGCGCACTTCGTTGCTGATCCTGCCGAACATGACTACAGGTAGTCTTTGAGGTTGAGGTTCATGATCTTGGCGGCCTTCTCCAGAACCACCATTTCGGCGTCCTCGATGTCGCCATCAGCCTCGGCCACGGTCAGCATGAAGTTCAGCACCGTGGCCGCGTCGTCGACGCTGTGAGCCAGGTCCTTCAGTTCCTTCTCGGCGTTCTGGCGAATGATGCGAGGGCCGCCGTCGTTGAAGTCGGCCTTGGCGCGGTCAATAGTGTTGCTCAGCTCGGCGCCGAAGCCTTTGAGGGCCGGGGAGTTGTTGATCAACTTTTCGACCTTATCGAGCTCTTCCTTTTCGATGTCGCCATTAGCGGAAGCGACGTAGAACACGCCGTAGACCGAAGCCTGCATCAGATCGCGGTTGGTCATCACGGCCAGGGCCTGGCGGGCTTCGCCGGATTTCTTGCCAAACAGTTTGCCGAACATGGTGTTTCCTCTGGGTTGGGTTGCATCCCGCTGCACCCTGTCGCCAAGGTGCAGAAGTGATGCTTTTCGATCAGGCCTTAGCTGCATCCTGAATACGTTGGTAGATCTCTTGACGATGCACGGCGACCTCTTTCGGCGCCTCAAACGCCAGCTTTACTTGCTGCCCGCTAACACTCAGCACCGTGATGCTGATGTCGTCATTGATGCGGATGGTTTCGCTGGGCTTGCGGGTGAGTATCAACATGGTCCTGCTCCTTGGTTGTCATCCCAAAGAACCCGGTTGCCCAGGTGCTTCAGTGATGCCGTCCGTGTTGCTGTCCGCTGTTACTCGCCACCTGCGGACTGGGCGATGATTTCTTTCCGTACGTTTACGGTTTGGCTGCTGGGGCCTGGCAATACGGCGTACCGAGGTGGGAGTCGCCCACGCCTGGTACGTCAATGTCCGGCTGATCCAGCAGCTTTCTGCAGTTGTGTTGTTAAAGAGCGGCAGGCCTCTCAGCCCTTCGCAGCTGGCACCTCATTGGGTTCCGGGTTGCGATGGGGTAAATTTATCTCTACGATAAATTTGTGTCAATATCATATTGATAAATTTATCTCCAGTTGATCATTTCTTTGCGATAATTTTTTATCCCACCCACAAAAAAGCCCGCGCTATGCGGGCTTCGATGGAGCGTTGGGCAGCTATAAAGAGTCGGTCTTTTGCTTCTTTAGCTCAGCAGAGCAGTCTGGATTGTTGCTGAAGACGTACTCAACAACGAAGTACCCCTTGTCTGTACCCAAGGCGCGAGCGTCTATGGTGATGCCACTTATATTGTTCTTGATCCCGGGCCCTTTCCATTCTGCGGCGAGGGTTCGATCCTGCTTATAAAGGCCCATCATCCAATCATTCGAGTCCTTCCAGATGCTGCCAGGCATTAGGAAGTCATAGGTCTTGGGCTTCCCGTAAATAGCGGCAAGGGAGTCCCTCATGGCCTCATAACTTGATTGTAATTGGTGGCCATAATTATTGGTTTGAATGGTCTTACCAACACCCCTGATCACGCATAGGCCAACCGTGGGAGAAATAACCAGGCCATACTGCTCAAACGCATCATTAGGTTTTGGGGCGCTGTCGAGCAGATATAGGTTTTCGGACTCTTTGACAAGTCTGGGTGTTTCGCCTGTCATTTTTTCGATGATGTCTCCGCTAATGCCTACCTCGAGGCCGAAAGGTCCTCCGCCGGGCGGCAGAAGGTCAGGCTTACCTGTTATCTGCGACGAGGCAACTGGAGTTGAATTTGATTCTGACGAAGGGAATACTGATGGGCGAACAGGGTTCAAACCATATTTTTCCACTAAATACTGCTGTTCAAGCATCGCAAGGGTTTGCTCGCTGGTAGCTATGGTTGAAAGCTTCAAAGCCTGGATAAGTCCGCCGCTGTATTGCGCTACCTCAACTTTTGCGGACGTTATGGCCGCCTTGGCTTTAGTGATTTCAATCGTAAGCTTGCTTGCTGCCTCTTCGTCAGGCTTGGAGGCAGTGGTTTCTATCTTCACACCGCCCTGCGATTGGACAGCCAAAATACGCTGCTCCAGCAAAGCCTGATTGGTTTTTAGGATCTCGATACGAGTTGAGATCAGGTCTTTTATCAGTCCACCACTATAGGCGGACGCCGATTTACTGGCCTCATCAATGCTTTGCTTAGTCTGGCTTAGTTCAGCCTCTAGTCGAGAAACGTAAGCCTTCTGCTCCGGAGTGAGATCTTTCTCCATGCAGCCCTGAAGCATGGCAATTGCAAGAATACATACAACAAATCCACGTGCGCGCAATTCGCAACCCTCCTTAGATGAGCTTCCATCCTACCATTGTGGCCCCGAGCCATCATCAGTTCACAAAAAAGCCCGCGCATTAGCGGGCTTCAATCCTTCATTGTGATCAATCGTCCTTCGGCACAACCCAGAAAACTTGCACTCCACCATCGTCCTGGTGAGCGATAGTCACGTTATCCGCCTCGTCGATAGCCTCCAGAAGTTGCTCCCAGTCATCTAGGGATTCGTTCGAGGCTTTATAGATGACGGCGCGCTTTGCGGTCTGCGCAGCGGTCGAATTGATGATTTTCTGCACCCGCATACCCATCAGATCGTAGGAGGAGGGCGGGGTAGGGGCTGCTGCTGGCTTCTTCGCTTTAGACAAAATAACGCTCCTTTTACTGTATGAATAAACAGTATTTTACTTTTGGGTAAAAGGCAATATTGGGAGAGTACATTTGTACTCTTTTTGAGGGTGGTCGAAAAAAATCCCGCATGAGCGGGAGCGAGATAGGCTTCACGAAACGAGCAGCGCTGATCCATCAGCTGTCCTAGGCTCGGCTCAAGAAGACCTTAAAGCGACTTCAAAACGGTTGAAGAGGCGCGGCTACTGGCTCGGCTCTGCTAGACCTTTCTAGTCATAAAAATGATCAGATCGTTCAGCCGAGAGGTTGAAAGTCTCCCGCCATCTAACACTGCCTGAGGGTAGTGACGCTCGTAGAAAGAGGCATCAGTAGGGTCACCTCCGAAAGACCTGGCAAGAATCTCTTTGCATTCTTTAGTGCTTCTTCCGGTGCGCTGGTTGCGGATAGCTAGCAACGTAGCCTCAATTGCAGGGTCCGAGATGAAGGTTTCAACACGGTTAGTTCTTAGCCACTGCTCAATATTCGGCGTTATTGGTAGGTCGCCGTCAAAGACGGCACCTATCATATTAAATTGTCCCGTTCTCTTGGCTGATTTGATAGCATCTACTATCCCTTCCGGCCCCTTGCCTTTAGCGTTTTTTACTGTTATTGAGACCAGTGAATCGCGGCCGCAGTAAATAGTTTTCAGATGTCGAATAAAGGCATCTTCCGTGTACCCCTCTACTGCCATAAGTATCGTATTATTTGTCCTGCGGATCGGTTTTTTCATGAATTATATGTTCGGAATTGCACCATAGGTGCCTGACATGTATTTTGCGTAAAAGTTATCGTCGCTTCTAACACCAGTCATGTCCGAAAGCCTCCACGCCTCACTCAAGCCTTCGTTTTTTTCAACGAGTAGAATCTGGCATTTCTGTAACTCGTTTAGTATCTCTACAGAGTGAGTAGTGAATATAATTTGAGCATCATGAGGATTCGTTTTTGAATTGAAGAAAAGCTCCAAGATACTATCAAGCATGTGGGGGTGGAGGTCAGATTCCAATTCGTCATAGACCATTACGCCGCCCTCCTTCAATACCGGAAGGAGGCGACTCAACAATACATAGGCGGATTGAGTGCCGCTAGACTCCGCCAGCAGCGGCATTTCAAAGGTAGTATCGCCTATTTCGTGCACTCCAAAGGGAATTGAGACCTCAAATTCCTCGCCCTGGTCATTGATATGCTTCAGCTTGTTTATTTTCACGTCGGAAAGACCGAGGTCCCATTGTTTTAACCGCTTCGCCATTAACTCTCTATATTCTTCATGTTTTTCATAAAATGCAGTGCCTTCAAGTAGATCCTGATAGCCTTTGGATTTTTCTCTGCCTGACGCATTTATGTTTGTATGAAATTTGGTGAAGTAGTTAATGAAGAAGTCAGCGAATTCACTATCTTGCTGCGCAGCGGTAGAAATGATTGATGCGTTCTTTTTGGTTTTGCTCGCCATTCGCGCATCAAAACCAAAACCTTTTTGCTTGAAGGAGTACGTGTCGGAGGCAGCTTCCCACGATCTTGTAAAAACATTGCTCCATTGTCGACTTGTTTTTTCTGATATTGATTCTCTAAGCACTCTTTCCGAATCAATCTTCAGTTCGTAGCTGAATAGTCTTTTACTGATCTCAAACACCAACTCAAATGAAGTTACACCATCAACGTCGAGGAAGTGCTGGCGAACATAGGTGCCTGCGTCGGCCTTTAAGTGCACGGACTTGCAAATAAACCAAGACAGGAATGCGAATGGTTTAATAGCGTTGGTCTTGCCGGCTCCATTTGCACCGACGACTGCAAGGATTTTACTCATCCGGCCATTTGCAGCGTCAGACACGCAACTTTTTTCATTCGCGGCCGCGCGACCATCCATGGCGAACGAAATTTCCACCTCGTCGAGGAAGGAGCAGAAATTCGAGAATCTAAGGGAATGCAGCATGTCGATATTGCTCGGATGTATTCAACAAAATTTCGTTGAATATGGGGTGAGTAGGGGGATATGTCAATGGCATTTCCTTCTTCAAACCGGGCCGTTTGCCTATCTTAACCTTCCCCTCCCACAATCCTCTCGCCCGCGGCCTCTGTTGCATAAGCAGCCAGTGAATCCTTATCTGTGAAGATCTACCAAGCACTCATCTTCTTCCTACACCCACAAGTCATGACCAGCCATAAACGCTCATTCAGGTACAAAGCGCCGTCTTCGCTATCCTCATCAGCTCAACGGCTGACTATCTGAGGTCAGGAGCGTCGCCTTGTAGGTCGCGCTTGAGGTCCTGCGCTGCTTTGTTGAGCCTCCTCATCACCGAATGCATATTCCTATCACGCAATCAGGCATCATCCCGCTGCAGCGATTCTCAGCGCTATCGCAGCCTCAAGAAGCTTTTGCACCTGAGCCAAAACGACAGTCGCCAGATCTTCATTTCCGGCTTCTTTGAGGCTGTCCACTACGTCCAGCAGTCGCTCCGCCTCGACCTCAATGGCGTGGACGGATTCGCCTATATGGTATTGAAGTGAGTGCGCCATCTTGAAAATTCCTTGCCCAAAACGTCCGATCTCACCGTCGCGGCAGGTCATTAAGCCTTCGCCCTGGTGATTACGCCGGCCTTCACCTCATCCGCATACCCGGCCAGGCGATCCTCAGTCTCCTGAAAGCTCACTGCAATTCGCAGAAGCTCTTCAGCCTCTTTTTCCTGACCCGCCTCTGAAAGCTTTCGAGCTGCCTGAAGTAGGTCCACGCCCGACCACTTGAGCAGGGCAGAGGCTTGTTCCAGGTCACGTCGCAGGTCTTGGTTGGGCTTGCTGAGGGGCATGGAGGCTCCTGCCTGGTGACTCAATAACTGCGCCCGGTCCACCAGTAAATAATTTGGGCCAGGACCTGGATGTCACCTTCGCGTTCGGCTGGCACATCAATTTCACGGTACTGGCCGTTGTCCGAAATGATAGTAAGGCCATCCAGATTTCTCTGGATGCGCTTAATGTGCTGCTGCCCGCGCATCAAAAAGAAGTAGATAGCATCCGATTCGACGGAGGTGACCCCGGCGTCGACAATCAATGCATCACCGCTTCGGATTGTGGGGGCCATGCTGTCGCCGCGGCCAGATATCAGCTTGAGGTTTTCGATGGCGGTGTAGACCAGATTTTGACGAACCCACCCCGCGTCAAGGCTCATATGCTCGACGACCATGTTCATGTCTGGCGGCTCCGTGCCTGGCCCCATTGATCCTGCAATATCAAACCGTTCGATTTCGACTACCGCGCGATAGCTGGTTATTTTTTGAGCGAGAGCAGCTGGCAAGAACGACAGATCGACGGTCTCGCCCGGTTCTTTTGAGTGAGTACTATCCAGCCACCCCATAGGCAAGCCCTGAGCGGACTCAATTTTTCGTGCTAGTTGATGCCCAAGATTTCGTTTCGGGTTTGGCGAAACGATCAGGCTTATCACGGACGGCGCGGTACCGCATGCGGCTGCGAACTCGGCCTGCGTGCCATATCGAGCCGCAAGGGCTCGTAAGTTTTCTCTGCGAATGCTGTTGGTATCCATCCCCGAATCATCCCTGCTTTTATCTATTTGATAAATAATCTCTGTGATCAATCGCCTCTTGCCTTCAAATTATCAATAAGATAAATTTGATATATCTCGCAAAAAGGTGATGAACATGAAAACCCCAATTCCCGACATGCAGGCCTGGCTTACCAAAGCTGCACCTGACGAGCGCCAGCGGGTTGCCGATGCGTCGGGAATTTCCGTTGGTTATCTCTGGCTGATCGCGGGAGGACACAGAAAGCCCTCGGAAGATGTAGCCACAAAACTGCATAAGGCCACCCAAGGGCGTGTATCTGCTTTTTCGTTCTTCCCGAAACTCGCCGCTATTGCTGCCGAGTCCGCCGCCTAATCCAGCCCCGTCATTCCAAACTGCGGAAGCGAACCCATGGCCTACGGAAACAAGACCCATCGCAATACCCATCAGCTCAAGTCGCGCCTGAACGACGACGCCTACGCCGCGATCCAGGTGGAAGCGCTGAAGCGTGAGATTCAGCCGGGCGCCTTGGTTCGCGACCTCACTTTGGCTGCTTTGCGGTTCAAGGAGGATTACGGCTACTTCCCACTGATCGACGACAAAGAGTTGGACGGTTTTCCGGCACTGGGCGAGTTGGCTCGCGAGCTGAAGATTCAACCTGCCGTACTCGTGCGCGATCTGATCCGTGCAGCCCTGCAAGCAAGACGAGAGCAAGGCGCCGCTACCCAAGTCAACGAGAAGAAACTGAGCGCCTGACTAGGCCATGGAGGGAGCAATGCCTGCAATACCGGAAGTAGGTCAGTACACGCAGGACGAGAAAGACCAGCTGGAGCAGTGGGCTGATGAGGTTGGGATATGTATGGATCAGCTCGCCGACCGGATTTTGCAAGTGACGGAGCGCGCGGTAGAGCGGCGCAGTGCTGCTCGCCTCGCAAACGATGATGCAGACCTGCGAAGCCGCCTCGCTGCTCATTCTGCGCAAGAAGCCCAGGCAGAAAACGTGGTGTCAATTTTCCCTTCGAGGTAACGGTCCGGCCCCTTATTAGGTGCCGCGACAGCAGAGATTGGACCAGGCGGGACTGGCACCTAATTCGGGGCCATAGAGAAAAAAGGGTCATGGGTTCATCCGTGATCAGTTGATGAACGAATGATCGCCTGGTTGGCATAACGCCACCACGGAAACAGAAACGAGGTTTTACGAATGGACAAGTTCCTGCGGGCCTGCCACGACGCGGTCAAGGACAACGAAGCTAAGTCGCTGAGCGCCAAGATGGGTGTTCCGCATGTGAGCCTGCTCCAGCGCTCGAATCCGGATAACGACGCTCACCACCTGACCATCGAACATCTGTTCGGGATCTTGTTGCACACCGGTGACATGCGCCCTTTGGTGACGCTGGCGGATCAGTTCGGTTTCGACCTGGTTGCGCGGGAAAAGCCTGCGGTCAAGCCGTTGATGGTTGCGCTTGGGCAGCTTTCAGCTGAGTGCGGCGATGTTGGCCGGCTGATCTTTGATGCTGCTGAGGACAACCACATCAGCCAGCACGAAAAAGCCCAGGGCGAAAAAGCCATCCAAGAAGCCATCGACGCGCTGCATGTTCTGCGTGAGTCGCTGAAGGCTGCCTGAATTTAAGACACAAAAAAGCCGACGGTCGAGGTCGGCTTTTTCAACAGCGGCAAAACTTTGTGGAGATGATTATGCACAACCAGATCACGACCCGCAATACCCACCATGTCGCGACACCTTTCGATCATTCGCAAAACGTGTCGCAACGTTGCACCACCCATCAATCTGCCGCCATGCAAGCCGCGTTACTGGTTCGCTTCCAGTACTCCCGTGAGTCGAAATCCCGATTTCGCCGAGAATGCCTTGATCACCTGAAGGCGTCCCTTTCCTCGGAACAGAAGACTTCAGCATGAGCAATGTCATTCAACTTCACGCAAGTAACCCGGGGGGCTTTACCCGGATGGAAAACGACCTTTACGGCGCCCTGATCCGCGCCGACCTATCAGGTAGGGAACTTCGTGTCGCCCTGGCCATCCACCGCCAGACCGCAGGCTACAACGTCGCCAGCGCGCGAATAGCGGCTTCCTACATCGCCGAGATGGCCAATATCCACCGAGAGGACGTTTCACGCATCATCGGTGAGCTGCTTCGACAGCGTGTGATTTACCGCGAAGGTGGAAGCAAGGCTCCCATAGGAATTTCACCGGTGAGTGCATGGCGGATTGACGCCAAAAACAACCGCAAATCCATCACCAAAAAAGAGCCACAGTGTGGCGTTTCCACCACGTCCTTAGTGGCGTTTCCACCACACAATAAAGACACAAATACAAATACTACCTCTGACGAGGTAGTCGTCGACGCCGAGCGTCAACCGGAAACGCCGGCGGAAAAAATCTCCAGGACGAAAGCCGACTCCTGCCCCCACCGGGCCATTGTCGACCTGTACCACGAAATCCTTTCCGAGTTGCCAGCCGTAACCCTGATCAATAAAACCCGCCAGCAGAACCTGCAGGGCCGGTGGCGTGAGCACGAAGCCCATCGCGACCTGGCGTTCTGGCGTGAGTACTTCGAATCGGTGAAGGCGTCGAACTTCCTGATGGGCAAGGTTGAGGGCCGTTTTGGCACCAAGCCGTTCCGCGCCTCGTTCGACTGGCTGATTGCCCCTCGCAATTTCGTGAAGGTCGTCGAGGGGAATTATCATGCGTGACCCTCATAGCATTGAGGCGGAGCACAGCCTGCTTGGCGCCATGATGCAGCGTCCAGAGCTGATCGATACTCTCTGCGAAGACCTGTCCGCCGAGGCATTTTATTTCGCGGCAAACGCCGATGTGTACCGCAGCATCATGGCCGTTCGTTCGTCTGGTCAGGCGGTAGATTTCCTAACTGTCGGCAATCACATCGGTTCGATGGACGACGGCAGCCCGGCATTCGCCTATTGCGCCGAAATCGTCAAAAACACACCGAGTATCGCTAACGCTCGAACATACGCCCAGATCGTTCGTGAGCGGGCCATTGACCGGGCGCTCTACGACCTTGGCAGTCAGGCGATGGAAATTTCCCAAGGTACTGAGGACACGCAGGCCAAGATCGCGGCGGTCCAGGCGGCGGCCATGGCGATTGATTGCGGTTCGGGTGATGACGACATCGTCAAAGTCGGCGACGTGCTCGTCGATCAGCTTGAAGTCTGGCAGGACCGCCATGATCGCCATTCCCGCGGCGAAACCCTCATTGGTCTGTCGACTGGCTTGAAAGATCTGGATGAGAAGCTCGGTGGGTTGCAGCCTGACCACCTGTACATCGTCGCCGGGCGTCCGGCCATGGGCAAGACAACGCTTGCCATGGGCTTTGTCATTGACGCGGCTGTACGCCAGAGCAAGTCGGCACTCGTCATCAGTTTAGAAATGAACAAAGGCCAGTTGCTGGACCGCGCCGTGGCTTCAGAGGGGCGAATTCCACTCAACCTGGTGAAGACTGGCACCGCTTGCCAGAGCCACGGCGCCGAACTGGCGGCCGCGGCTGGGTTGTTGCGCAGCGCCCCGCTATACATTGCCGACCGCGCCGGCTCGACGATTGGGCGCATTCGCTCCTTGGCCAGACGCCACAAGCTTCGGTATGGCCTGGACCTGCTGATGATCGACTACCTGCAGCTTGTGGAAGGGGACGGCGGCAACCGTACCGAAGAGGTGAGCAGCATCAGCCGAGGCTGCAAGCTGCTTGCCAAAGAGTTGGGCATCCCTGTCGTGTTGTTGAGTCAACTGTCTCGCAAATGCGAAGAGCGTCCCAACAAGCGCCCGGTGCCCTCAGACTTGCGTGAATCGGGTGCCATCGAACAAGACGCCGACGTGATCATGTTCGTCTATCGCGACGAGGTCTACCACGAAAACACCGAGGCAAAAGGCATTGCCGAAATCATCATCGGCAAGGGTCGCGACATCGAGATGGGCACCGTACGCACGGCCTTCCTTGGCCAATACAACCGATTCGAAAACCTTGCTGCCGGGTGGAAGCCAGAGCCTGTGGAGCAGCCGGAAAAGGTAGCAAGCCTGGCCAGTCGATATGCCAAAAAGGAACGATTCTGATGAGCGCATCCGTAAAGCAGATATCCAGGGCCAATCCCCACCTGGCTCCAACTAACGCCGCCGAGTATCGCTACGCCGTGCATTGCTGCGCGTACAAGCTCGACCTCACATACAAACCGGACAGGGCAGTTGCGCTTTTCGAGCATGAAACAGCTGCCAAAAAGTTCGGCAGTCTGATGTGGCCAACCACCTTTGAAGTGGTCGATCGATTCACCGGAGAAACAATATGACGCCAGCGGCTCCCAAGCTATTCAAGCAGAAGCCCATGCGAGCCAAGCCAGTTGACCGGGAAGGGCAGGAACAGGCAGCGCTGATGCGCGAGCTTGAGCTACGTTACCCGGAGGTGTTCGAGTTGATGTATCACGTGCCCAACGGTGGGCACCGTGTCAAAGCGGTCGCTGGCAAGTTGAAAGCCCAGGGTGTGAAGGCCGGCATTCCCGATCTGGTTTTGACCATGGCCCGTGGGGGCTACTTTGGTCTGTACATCGAGTTCAAGGCCACGCCGCCGAACGATGCTGCGATCTCGCCCAATCAGCACGAACGCATTCGCAAGCTCAATGACCAGGGTTATCTGGCGGTCGTATGTCGTGGGCATTTCGACACGATGGAGCAAATTCGAGCCTACCTGCGGCTCGCTCCTACGGTGGTGGCCGCATGACAATGACCGTGGCCTTCTCCGATGCCGAAATTCGTCGGCGTGCCGATGACCCGGCCGCGGTGCTGATGCGTGATCCTCGTCACCCGGGGTTGTATTTCCGGTTCACCGAGGCTCGCCCACGCGGCACCTGGAGCCTAGTCGTTCGGAAGAAGTGGAACCGGATCGGCGCCTATCCCGACCTTTCGGCGAAAGCTGTGCTGGCCGCGCTGCCCGACCTACGCATGAGGTTGGGAGCAGATCCGGAGGCTGGTGCCACCGTGTCCGCATGGTCGACGCTGGGCGAGCTGTTTAAGTGGCACGCCGACCGGATGAGCCGGGATCGCAACCTGTCGGATGAGCGCAAGGCAACGAGTAAGTCAGCAATCGCGCGGCACCTTATCCCGCGTGTAGGTGAAATGCCGATAACAGACATACGTCACGGCACCCTCGATGCTCAATTGATGTGGCCGCTGCAAGAGACACTCTCGCTCGAGTATGTGCGGTTGATTTTTGGTGTGCTGGTAGTGGCGTGCCGTCAGGCGCACACCTTGGGCTTGATACCGAAGAACCCGATGGTGGGCATCAAGTTCAGCGACTTCTCCAAGACAAAGATCAAAGCGAAGCCGGCGCGTCTTCGTGGCGTGCAGATCGAGGCGCTGATGAGCCAATTGCATGAGCTTTTCGAGTCCGATCCACAACCGGCCATGCTCGCGCTGATGATGCTCTGCCACGGCACGCGCATCGGTGAAACCCGCAAAGCGCAGTGGTCGCACGTCAGTTTGTCAGAGCGCACCTGGTATCTGCCGGTAGGCAACACCAAGACCCGAGTCGAGCACTCGCTACCACTGACTGAGCAGGTGTGTGCGCTGCTGATTGGGTATCGGGCACACCAGAAGGCAAGCGGCTACGAGGGGCAGTTCCTGTTTCCCGCTAGAAATGGGAAGGGCATGAGCAAGGCGCAGGCCAGCGCCGTGTTCACCGGGCTAGGGAAGGGCGAGTGGAGCAGTCACGACCTGCGCAAGTTGGCCCGGACTGGATGGGCAGACCTTGGGATCGACTTCCTAATCGGCGAGATGCTGATCAACCACGCGATGGGCCACAACGTGCAGGCCTACATCCATACCACCGTCGAAGAGCGAAAGCGCGCCGCACTCGAACTGTGGCACGGCCATTTAGACGGCAAGGGTTTTTCCCTAATTCACGGGTTGAAGGACGGTAGAAACGAAAATTCGGGAAATCCGCTGGAAGCCGCAGAATACAAGGCCTGCGAGGCCAATCATGAATCAACCATAGGCGAGGTTTAAAAATGATGATTTTGCTCGATAAGGCATCCGGCCTCGCCGTGAATCCAGCCGAAATCAGCTCGATGCGGTATGAGGACTGGAATGGCGGTAAGCACCTGGTGTTGACCATGCAAACCGGCAAGGAGCTTTCCGTGCAGCACTGGCCTTATGGCGATGGCCCAAACGTCTACCGCCTGCACGAGCAACTGCTGGAGGCTCAATGAAGAAGCTCC